CATCTTACCATATCTGAACGTATTCGTATAGAGGTTCTTTCTATTTTAGGTTATTCTACTCGTTTTATTGCTAAATTTTTGCATCGCCATCATTCTACTATTGCTCGAGAACTATCTCGTAATAAAATTAAAAATGAATATGTCTCTACATCTGCTCACGATAACTATCTTGAACGTCGTAAAAATTCTTTTCACTCTAGTAAATATAATGAATTTCTTTCTAATCTTATTTCTGAAAAATTACATGAAAATTGGTCTCCAGAACAGATTTCTAATGCACTTTTAAATGGTAAACTTTCCTTTAAAACTATTTATAACTGGATTTATATTGGTAAATTAAAAGGTATTTCATTTAAGAATTTACGACATAAAGGAAAACGAAGAAAAAAGAATTGGGATAATCCATTTAATTTATTTTTAAAAGAAGTGTCTCACTTGGATTAACAATTCATAACATAAAAAAATTTTTTATGTTATAATATTTTTCGTTGCCCTTCCTATACTGGTAACAGTTAGGAGGTGTCTATATGTCTCATTTTGTTATGTTTTTAAAAGCTGTCATGGCAAGTGTAGTTGCCTACTATATTTGCAAAGGGCTAGACATGCTTTTTTCGATTTTATGTGGCAACTAGCCTAGCTTCAACGTTAGCTATATAACGCAAGAAACCCCATGAAGGTGCGAACTTCATGGGGTTTTGCTGTCTATATGACTCTTTTGTTATGTTTTGCCTATACTTAGTATAACACATTATTTAACTTTAACAAGTGTTGTATTTGAATTTATAAATTTTTATATAGTAAAAATTTATAATTATTATATTATTATTTTCTCACAAAAGTCATAATTATAGTATCCTCACCATAATTATGTTTCATTTTCTCATAGTCTTTAGCCTCAATAGGTGTTATAACTACAGTCTTTAAGCTAGGATTTAATTTATTTACTTTTTCTACCACGCCTAAATGTTCATCACCATGAAAACTTCCTTGTATATGGAGAACTTTTGTATCTTTATGTTCTTTTAAAAGTTCAACAATACTTTCCGCCATTGTTATAACTACTATTTTTTTATTTTTATGACTTTCATATACGCTTATTTTATAAGCTTTTTTACTTCATTTTAATTAATTATCATCATATTTTTTATATAATCAAAAATAGAATGGCAACAAAATGGCAACATAAAAATATATATTTTATAATTATACGTACTATACATTTTTATAAACATTGTACGCTTTTTCAATTTCTTTTTTATCTTGCTCATTAAATAACTGGTCTATAGATAACATTTTATATTTCTCTAATTCTTTTAATACAGATGTATCTATTATAACCTTAAATCCTTTAAAGCTTTTTTTCTTATTCAATTTTCTTCTTATCATGGATATCCTCCTAATATTGAAAGAGGCTATCCTCTATGGTACAATATTTCACAGAGGGTAACCTCTGGTTTTTTATAAGGCAGTCTGTAACACTTTGGTCGGTAGTGCAGGCTGTCTTTTTTATTTACATTTTATTATTCTTTATAAATTCTTCAGCTAGTTTTGGATTTTTCCTTACTATTTTCATAAACTCTTTTATAAGAACATATTCATCATCATAAGCTCTTATATTTCTTCCTGGTCGTGCTGTACTAATTTCTTTTGTTGTTCCCACTGGTCTTCCAGCACCTTCACGCTTTCCACCTCTACCCATTTCATTTTTACCTCCTAAATCTAATAAACCAATATGAAATAATTACTCCCATGCTTACACCATTGAGCCAATTAATAAAATCTAAATCTTTAAACTTTAAAATAAAATTAATTAAAACTATTATGGTAAACAATATCATTGTTTTCATCGGTTATACATGATAGAATAATCGTAGTGGAGCGGATAACCGCTCCTTCTACGGCTCTGCTTTATCGTTTACGCTTGCGAGGCTTTCTACGATTTTGCGGAGCTTTTTTATTTGCTTTTCTTTTTAACCATCTACCTATCTTTATTAATGTTTCACCAATAACTATAAGATAAGTAGATACTTCAAGAAAATCCTTTACATCATTATCTATCATGTAAGCACCTCCCTTCTATGCTTATATTATAGCATATTACGATTATTTTGTAAAGCGAATTTATCAATATTAAAATAAAAAAAGCCCCTATTACCTAGATTATTTTTCTAAGTAATAGGGGCTTATTAGCAACAAAAGAAAATGTTATTTAATTATACTAGGAGCTTACTCCTTTCTTAAATTTTATCTATAACCTTGTTTATTTCTGCAATACCTTTACCGTCTAACTTATCTACTATTCTAAGATAGGCTGTATTTCTAGCTACTACAGAAGTGCTGGTAGTTGTAGCTATTTGTTTTTGTAATTTATCCTTTAATTTTTGTTTTTCATCTTCAAGTTTGGACCTGATAAAAATTTTGGTTAGTTCTTTTAATATATTCATACAATCTCCTTTAAAATAAATTTTCTGCGTCAGTTATACCTCTAGAAATGGCATTAGCAAATTCTTCTATTCTATACATAAGTTTATAAGCGTCTTCTTCATTCGAAATAAATGCTGTTTCTACTAATACCGCAGGCATACTTGTTTCCCTTAATACGCATAAATCTGGACGTTCTTTAATACCACGGTCCACCATACCAAGCGAATTAACAATTTGTGCTTGGATACACTTAGCTAAAATATTAGCTTTTCCACCATCTAAGGCATAAACTAATGTTTCTGTTCCTTTTGCAGAACTATTCGCAGCAGAATTACAGTGAATAGATACAAAAATATCTGCACCACTATTATTGGCAGTAGCACAGACATTAAGCTTACCTTCTGTTTCTCCGTTTAAATTATCTGATTGCAATAGCTGACATGGATAGCCGATAACTTCCATTGTCTTTTTTACTTTTTCCCCAATAGCTAAAGCAATATCTACTTCTCTTAAATTATTAGCACATGCTCCTGGGTCTAAATCCATATCATGTCCAGGGTTGATAAAAATTTTTAACATTTAAATACACTCCTTTTATTAAACTAGTCGAATTCGACTAGTTTGCTAAATTTAACTAAAAATAAACTAAATTTTAGCTTAAATCTACCAATAATCTACCAATTACCTTCCAATTAAAGCCTTTAATAGTGCGGTTTATAAACTCTAACTTTACAATTACCTTCCAATTACTTTCTTATCATCTAACTGCATTGAATAGATTTATTTCTTTGCTTTTATTTCTGTAAATTGAGCCAAAGTATCTTTTAATTTTTTAGGAACTGGCAAACCACAATTGCTAGCATTTTCTAAAATACTTAAACCTTCATTACCAATAAAAAATAGGACAGCGACACTTCTAAAAGTATCTTGTCCTAAAATAATATCGAACCAATGTGATAAAGCAATTAGTCCCCATATAACAAATTTTTTTATAATACCTTTGATACCTTTTCTACTATCTAGATATACATTTGGCATTATATAAGCAGCACTTAATCCTGTAAAATAATCAATCAACATTAAAATTAATAAAGCTTCTATCTGATTATTCCATTCTCCTATAAAGTGCTGCAATAAAACTCCCACAAAGGCAACACCTCCTCCAACATACGTTTCTAATTTAGTAGGAATTAACGAACTAACAAAATTTATAATTTGCTCATACATAAGCTTCTCCTTTAAACTCCTAATAAAAGGAGTGATTTATTTGAATAATAAAAGATTAAAATTACCTAATGGCTTTGGTAGTATTACCAAAAAAAGTGGTCGACGCCGTAAACCTTTTGAAATCCGTAAATGGATAGATGGAAAACAAAAAGTAATAGGCTATGAGGTTACTTACGAATCTGCACTTGCTTTTCTTTGCGAATACAATAAAAATCCACTATTATTTAGTCCTAGTGAAATTACTTTTGATGAACTATTCTGCTTAGTAAAAGCTTATTTATATCCACGTATTAAAGAACGTACACAATCTAGCTATAATTGTGCTTATAAACATCTAAATCGTTTATACGATAAACAGTTTGCTAAAATTCGTATTGGTGATTTACAATCTGCAATACGTGATATACATGATAATGGTGTTGGATATAGCACACAAAAGAAAGCTAGACAGGTTCTTCATCACATGTATAGCTATGCCGTAAAATACGAAATAATTCCACCAGAAAAAGATATTAGTCGATATGTTGATATAGACAAAGATAAAAAAGTTTATAAAAAAACAATCTTTAATACTAGACAAATTTATAAACTTTTTAGAGCATCTAATAACAGATATGCCAAAATGATATTAATGCATATGATGTTAGGAACTCGCCCCAGTGAATTTCTAGCCATAGAAAAAACTGATGTAAAACTTAGACAACGTTATTTAATAATTCGAGAAAGCAAAACAGAGGCTGGTAGAAATAGAATTATTCCATTGCATAAACAAACGTTACCTTTTTGGATAGAATTTTTAGCAGAAAATAATAAATTTATAGCTTGTGATGAACATGGTATACATTTGAATTACAGCAGATTTAGAACCAAATTTGATAAAACACTAATTGAATTAAATATTAAATATCACACACCTCATGAGTGTCGACATACTTTAGCTAGTTTATTGAATAATGTCGGTGCTAATATAACAGCAAGTAAACGTATTTTAGGTCATGCCAGCAATGACATAACCGAAAAACACTATACACATAAGGACCTACATCAGTTAAAAAAAGCTATGGATTTAATAGTTTTTAAATATTAAATTTTGGCACTAATACGGCGTTAATGTTAATCTATATAAATTGCTATATTCCTTTATTTTCTAAGGTGGAACATGGCACAAATACGGTAATATAATTTTTGACATAATAAAAGCACCCTCTAAGCCTTATTATTATTAGCTTCTTGGGTGCTTTTTGCTTTTTCTGCTAACACTTTCTTTTCTGTTTCTATAAGTTCTTTTCGTTTGTAATCTGGACACTTTGAATTAGTGCAAAAGCCTTCTGTATCAAATTTTCTTCCGCAAAATGTACAAAATTTAAGCATTTGTCAATTCCTCCAATTTTTTTGCATATTCATCTAATATATTTTGTCTTTCCTGTTGCAATTCACGAACATATTCATCATCATTGTTATTTTTGGCAATCTGTATTGCCTCATCAATTGCTTTAACCTTAGCTTCATATTCTGCTTTAAGAGCATTTGCTTGCTCCTCTAATGTAATAACTCTAGCAGGTGCAGAAATAGGTTTTCCAGTAATACTATCCCTTATATATCCTGTATCATTATCACCATCGCCACAATTACCAGTATAGTAATTCCAATCTTCATCAGATACTTCAATATATCCTTCATTTTTCAATTTTTCTACACCTCCCCAATCATCAGCTAAAACCAAAGGAACAGCAAATATTTTTTTACCTTCTTCATCAAATTTCATTAAATACATAAAAAATCAACCTTTCTTTAATAATTTAAGTTCAATGTACAATGGGGATTTGCTAATGATAGCGGACAGTGGAGAAAAGTAATTCATTTACCTATAGACTT